ATTATCTTGATTTGTCACCCGTATGCGTGTACCCATAGGAAGATAAGGATGAGCTGCAGTCCAACGATAAGCATTAAACCGCTCACCGTTCGCAGTAATTTGACCATGGAAACCATCTCCAACTCCGTAATATGTAGCAATGCCGCATGTCAGTCCAGCAATCAAAGTTTCAATCATTAACTTTTACCTCCATAGTAACTTGAAGAACTTGAATATTTTTGTGTTTATCTTTTGCTGCTTGAATTGCTTCTTTTGGAGTTTCAGTTTCAAAAAATTCACTGAAAGATTGCCCAGAAGGCGTCACATAAAAAACTTGATAGTTCATCCGAATACTGCATTTACTGAGATAACTTTTGCATTTGGGTTTCTTGCAAGAGCAACTTCTTTTGCTTCTTTGTAGTCCCTTGCATAAACTTCTTCGTAAAAGGTTTTACCTGTCACGTAGAGTTGAACTTTACATTTCATTATTTTATGAAGTGAATTTTTTCTTTGGGTTTGTTAAGTTGATTTTTAATGAACTTTGTAGCAGATTCAAGGGAGTAAAACTTTATGACTTTTGGAAATACATCCATTTCCATAAAATTAATCCAAATAAAAAACTTTTTATGTTGAGGGAAAAAGCATATTTCTCCTGTCATATCAGTTTTTTCTACAATTCTGTATCTCATTGTATTTTATTTGATGGAGAATAATAGAGTTTTTGTATTGGTCTATCATACTCGATATCATTCCAATGACGGATGACTCCAGCAACAATGAAACAGTTTGTAATGAGGTATGTAAGAAAAATAATTGTCCTGATCAGAGCGATAGTGTCGGATTCTTTATCGCATTTTGATGCTTTTTCCCCAAGGGACTTTGCCCACCATCTCCAAACATTTTTATTTTTCTTTGGCATTGGATTTAATGTTTGAGGTTTTTTAAAAGTTCATGGAAATTTGCTTGACCCTTGTAGAATATCCCACCGATAACCAAAATGTCAAGCAATATAAGGACAACTAATAGTATGATATGTGGTTTATAACTATTACTCATCTTCAACTTTTCTTGGTTTAGTTTTTGTTACAGAATATGATCCTTTCTTTATTTTATATCTATCTAAGTATTTTTTTAGATGTTCTTGACAAACAAAATAACAGATTTTCACATCTTTTCCTTCTTTATAAGAAAGTGTTACGGGAAAAAATTCATGAAAAGGAGGAGTTTCTAAAGATACAGGTTCCTCCCTTGTTTTTCTTTGACTTTGAGGTTTAACCTTGATTGGTTTTTTCTTTTTCACTATGAATTTCAGCAAGAAGTTTCAGAAGTTCTGGTGTTTCTTCCCATTCCCAGATTGTCCCATCTTTTTGAGTATAAGTGCGAGTTGTCATAGTTTTCCTCCAACAGTTCCTTCGTATGATTTAGATTCAGGCCATCCTTCCTGAATACCTTTTAAATAAAACCTTGTTGCTTTTACACATTCTTCTTCATTTAATGAGGTTACGAGTCTTTTACCCTCTTTATCTTTAGAATAAAATGTTCCCCATCTTGCTTTGACTACTTGAAAGCAATCATCATACCAATTAATTTCTTCACTCATTTGTGTCTAAAACTTTCTAAGTATTCATTCATTTGTTCTACATACTGATTATGATAAAGCCTCAATACTGGAGTGTATTTCAGATGAGCATTACCAGTATATAACCAACGATTCATAAGTTCAATGTTTCCACCGAACATTGCATATAGGTTATCATATAATCTCAAAAATTGCAAATGATTTTCAATTCCATAATAACCAATACAAAGATCTTGAGATGCTTTTTTTACTGCATCAATAACTACTTTTTCATTCGATTTCATTCTTTTTACGAAATTCTTCTTCTAATTCTTTAGCAATTTTATAGTATTTTCTATTCATCATAAAATTGCTAATAGGGTTTTTTGGATGCAATCTAATCATCCAAAAAACCCTTTCAGTATTCAATTTTATCATTCTTGTAAGAAGAACAATATAATCTGCTACGTTAGCATCAATAACTATCATTACACCTATGATAGAAAATATCAAAAATAAAACGTAATGATAGTTATCCATTTTATTTCAATGTAAATTTATTCTAATTATAGCGAAGTTTTAATTCACATAAGTATTCAATCAAACACTCTTTAATTTCATCCAATTCATCTTCACATTTAGATTCTTTTGCTTGCTCTCTTATATCTCCGTGTTTAATTTGAAGATCTTCAAGCATCAAATCTATTGCTTGAATCATTTTTTTACTTTTTTCTGTCATTTTTTCTTGTCTGGCAGTATTTTTACTGGACAGGATGGGACCGCTTTTTTAAGTTCATATACTATTTCATTCTGTTGCTGCGGCGACAGAAGTGCAATTTTTCTCAGTCTATTCACTATCCCAATTACTTGGTTGCAAGTTAATATAGTAACCAAAAATACTGGTTCCATTTCGGTTTCCAGAACCTGCATTTATTTAGATTGATTTTTGAATCCGCTAGACGATTTAATTTGTTTGTGGTCTTCTACCGTAATATAATTTAAATAATTTGTTTTTCTTACGTTAGAAAACCAGAAATCTTTAGCATCTTCGTAACAATCAAAGTGCTTGAACTTGCCATTACAAAGATAGACTTTGTAAGTATGTTTATCGTAGAGATCGTATGAAGTCTGTTGAAATACTTCCATATTAAATTTGATCTAGGCTTTCGATTTGAGAAACTGGAACTTCGTGAGTTGAGATTCTATACCAATGTTCATTATTTCTCAACCCCAAATACACAATGTCATCGCATTTTTTCTCTCTGAGAAATGCCTGAAGTTGCAAATGCATAAGTTCGGAATGACTAACAGAATTCATTTTTCAACCTTCCAATGTTCGTTTCCTTTTTTCTGAATCCAAAAGCAATACTGACGATTCAAAGATACGAGAAAGAATTTGTCGTCGGTCTCTTGTTCTACTTCGCACGAATGAAAATTATCCATAATATTAATGAATCGATTTTTTGCTTTTGAACTCAAAGGAGTTACGCTAACAAATTTCTTTTTCATTTTGATTTGAATTGTCATTGGTAGTTTAATGGGGATTTGAGGTTATTTAACGAAGATTGTGCCAGTTTGAGAACTGGCCTCTCGGTGCTTTTTAATAAAGGTTGTTGCCTGACGAACAGTGCTTACGTCGGTCAATTGCTCTCCATTGTAGATGATTACAAGACGTTTTCCCCAGGGGACAGCGGCATAATTATCTGTTGTAATAAATCCTTCTTTCATAAGTCTAAAAATAAAGGTCTGCTGCTAAAGTATATCGCTTTTCGTTGGTTTGAATATGTCCTGGACGATGGACATATTCACTAGGATAGATAAACCAACAAAAATCTTCTGGGATGATATTTGGAATATCATCCTCCAGAAATTCTGTCCCAGCATCTGAATATTTACTTACGTTTTTTGGATTACGCAAATAGAAAATTCCAGATAATTTTGCTGGATGGTGATGCCATTGTGCATCTTTGTCTTTTGTAATCCAATTATCATAGTAATCCATATAACACCATGCTTTCAATTTGAACCATTTAGTTTCCATCTTCATATAAGAATAACAAGAGAAAAGAAATGAATTCTTAAACTTGTGTGCTACATCATATTCAAATAGATCTGGATAGGTTTGAAATGTAGGAGAGTCCTTATGCCAGTCTCCCGTTTCAAATTTTTGATTAACAAGTTCAATAAGTGAATCATTGTCATTCTTTGAAATTAGATTTGAGAAATCGTATTTTTTGATCATCGCTTGATCACCGAAACTGCAACATCGCCTTTGTCAAAAATTACATCAACAACATTCTGAACTGCACGAGCAGTAGAACCAGAGTTCTTATCGAACACAGGGCAGATCACCAGACCGAAAGATTTTGTGTAGGCATACAGATCACCAGGAGTAATCTGACCCGAACGGATACCTACTGCATCATTAGGATGAAGGCGAAGAGTGCGCCCAACAGTTTGACCGATACCAATCACATCCATAGAGCGCATAAAGATCACTGCCTCCAGAGCAGAAATATTGATACCCTCAGCAAGAATGCTGTGATGCAGGACCACAAACTTCTTGTCAGGATTACGACCCCAAGCATTCAGAGTATCAAAGAAAACCTCACGATTGACTTTGTTGCCATCAATAAATGCACCGTGCTTAGAAGTAATGTGCATCAGAGAATAACCTTGATCAGCAAGTTTCTGAGCAAACTGAGTCTCAGAAATCAAACCGACAATATGCTTGGTTGCCTTAGCACAGATCAGAATCTTATTGACAGGATTATCGTCAATGCAGTTGAGAAGATATTCGCAGTCACGATCAGCAATGCTTTCGCCCTTCACAGAGAGACGCTGCTGAGTTGCAATCACCTTAGGAGGAATGATGTAACCACCACGAACAAGTTCAGGTGCAGGAACCTTAGCGATGATCTGACCATAAACATCAGTATCATTCATACCAGGTTTATGAATCACTGCAGAATACTTAGGAGTTGCAGTAAAGAAATAGCAACGCTTTGCCTCAAAAGCAAAATGCTCAGTAGCAGGATAAAAGTTTTTCTTGACACTATTGTGTGCTTCATCGAAATAGATTGTATCTACATCGATATCTGCCTTAGCAAGTTTATCGAGAGAATTGTAGGTAGTGAAGATCAGTTTGTGACCTTCCATTGCCTCGTGCCAAGCACGAATCTTACGAGGATTGGTAGTAGAGAAGTGGTGAGTCTCACCACTATGAACGTGCATTACATCAGCATTGGTGATAAACTCCAGATACTCACTGGACAGTTGCTCAGCAAGAAGGATTCTAGGAGCAACCACAACGACCGTCTGAGGCGTCTCAGACTGAAATGCACGCATAGCATCGCAAATCCCCACAAGAGTCTTTCCACCGCCTGTAGGGAACACACAGATGCCTTTCAGATACTTCAGGAGAGCATCCAGAGCAATTTGCTGATGGGGGCGAAGAAGTGGAATCATGTGTTTCATTGATTACAGAG